AAGGAACAAATACGGATGGAGCAGGAGCTGGATGAATACGGGCGTAACAGCCACGGCTAGCATGATTATCGCCCTGACTAGAGAGACGCCCGCCTTGCGCGGGCGTTTTGTTATTCGCCGCGCTGGGCGGCCAGTGCCGCGATGTGCGCGTCGATCTTGGTGATCGCCGACGCCTTGATGACGGTCTTGGTCAGCTCGTTGGGTTGGAGCTTGATGTTGTTTTCGGGCTTGTAATACCGATGGTTTGGAGTGTTTGCCTCGTCGGCCATGCTAAAACCCCTTCACGCGCAGACGGGCAAAATCGCCGTCCATCAGTTTCTTTTTGACGTACAGGCCAAACTCCTGCGTGCCGATGGCCGCGCCGCACTCGGCAGACCATTGCTCGGCCACGACAAAGGGGATGCGGCCCGCGAGGCGAAACTTGGCGTCGCCGTGGGCGCTGGGCGCGATGCTGGCAAGGCGCGCATTGCCATCCAGCAGGTTCTGGACGTCCTGCGACCGCTGGATGATCAGCTTGCCGTCCTGCTCAACCATGCGCTCCTTGACGTCGTAAAAGCTCACAGCGCGCCCCCTGCGCGGACGCGACGGCCCGCTGGCGCAGCGGCTGGCGCTGCTGGCTCGCCTGCGGGCTTGGCGTCCTCGACGGCCCGCGCAAAGCCCTGCGCGATCAATGACGCGCCCTTTTCGTCGCTCACATCCAGCAGCGCGCCGCGCTGGCGGTCTGGCTGGGGCAGGCGGTCGGTGGTGATGCAGATGCGCATAGTAAACTCCCTGTGGTGTGTGGTGTGGACGCCCCCGTAAGGGCGTCCTTTGGCCGCTTAACGCGCGCCTTTACCGTCGGCTGCCTTACAGCGCGCCGTTGATGTCGGCAATGATGCCGTGTGCCTTTTCGCTGTCTACCTGCAAGCCGTATTCTGCCGAAATCAGGCGACGGGTCGAGTGGCCCGTCTTGGCCAGAGGCTCTTGCTTCACATTCGCCAAGAATGCCAAGCGAGCGAACGACGGGTCAAGCACGAACACGTCGCGGCCTGCGACGGTCTCGCTGTTCGCCGTCCGAGTTTCCAAAAATCTGGTGGGTACGATAGAAAGTGTACCAAAATCAGATACATAGATATCGATAGCCGCACTTAACTTCTTGCTGTCGGTCATGTCTTGGTACTTGGTCGCCGAGCCAGTGAAGGTCGAAGAGATCTTCTGCTTCACAGCCGAGCCGCACAGGACGATGGACGGCTCTGCGCCCGTGTCCCAGCACTTGGCGATGACCGACTTTAGCATGTCTTCGGTCAAAGCGCGCACCGAGCCGTCTGTCGCGGCAGCGTTTGGATAGCCCGCAGTCGTGCCCGACAGGGTGGGGTTTGCGCCGTCCACAGTGCCCGTGGAGCGATCCACGTTGGTGCGCAGGAACGCGGGCAAGCCTGCAGTGATGCGGGCCTCGTCCGCGCCGCCAGCGTCGGCGGCGATGTTAGACAGCAGCATGACTTCCATGTCGCGCTTCAGCTCTTTCAGCTTGAATGCGATCTGCTTGGCCACGGTTTGGATGTCGCCCGCACCGTTTACTGCATCGGCAGTGGACGACACTTCGACAACCTTGTCCGAGAGCTGGGTGTAATTGCCCAGACGCTTGCCGTTGGTGGGCGCGTCGTTGGTCGGGCCAGCCTCGCCTTCCTTCACACGGTTTGCGGCGGGCGCGGCCAGATCGACCTCTGTCCACTCAAAGTAGGTATTGGACGCGGTCTTGCGGCCAATGGCCGATTGGAAAGGCGTTTCCATCGGCGAAATAGAGATAAACGCATCCTGCAAATCTTCGCGGATGGTCGTTACGTCGTAGGTTTTTTCGGTATTCGCATTAACACCCATAACAGGCTCCTATGGTTTAAGAGAGAAGATAACGGGTCACGTCATCGACGCTGCCCGTGCGTCGCATTTGGACTTTCGCCTTCTCAGATTGCACACGCTTGCCGCCCTGTACGCTTGTTCGCGTGCCCGCCTTAATGGTGGGCGTGCGCGGCGCACTGGCTTCCTTGGGCGCTGCGGCCTTACCCGACATCAGCCGCCGATATTGGGCCGCGTCGTGCAGCACCAGCAGGGCGCGGTGGTCAGTGACCGCCTGCAATTCCTCTGGCGCATAGCCGTAATACCCCGTCCCCGCGCTGATCAAATCCTGCTTCACGCGCGCCGCCGTCTCAGGCTTTGCGAATGCAGGGATGACCCGCGTTAGCTGCTGGTGCTGCTCTGCCAGATACGCGCGCTGGGCGGCGCTCTGGGCCTCGGCAGCCTTGGCTTCCATCTCCTGCCGAACCGCTTGGGTTTGCTGGTAGGTCGCCAGCGCCCTGTCGTACTTCAGGCGCTGTTCCATATAGCCGATAGGGTCGCGCGACAGCAGTTCATCTGCGGGCGGTACGGGCGGACGCAGATCAATCTGGTTCTCCTGTGCCGCTTTGATAAACTGCGCAATCTGTTGGCGCTCAGTCTGAAGGGCTTGGTAAACAGCGGACGTCTCTTTACGAGCGTCAGCCACTTCCCGCATACCCTTCTGGATGTAGGCTTGCCCCGAATATCCTCGGATTAGCTCGGCAAGAGGCACTTGCTGGGTGCGCCCATCCACGTTCACCGTGAACAGTTGGCCAGCCGTGTCATCATCACCTTCAGCGTCCGCTGCGGCGTCTTCGTCGGTAGAACCTTGGTCGTCGTTGTCGTCAGAGGCGTCGCCGTCGTCGGCCTCGCCCTGTTCCTCGCCCTCGCTCTGGTCTTGCGCGTCGTCCTGTGTGGACTGCTCCATCTCGTCATCAGGCTCGTCATTGGTATTCGGCGTCGGGCCCTCTACAAGGCTCGCCGCCACGGCATCAATGCTTCCGTCCCTTGCAGTCGTGCTATCCACGGTGCTGCCCTTTCTGTTGCTGCCGATCAAAGAGCTTGCCCGTGATCATCACGTTTTCAAGTTCTTCCTTCAGCATTCGCAGCGCCCGAACCATTCGGTGCGCTTCTGCGAGTTGTTCGGGGCTGCACAGATCACCTGTAAATACCCCTATCTGTGCAGAATGTAACACATCAAACGCCTCTTTGAAAAGGGGGTCGTTAATTAGTGCCTTGGCCCGTTCGGCGCGCTGCTTGATGTCCATCACATCACCCCGTTATCTTGAGGCATTGGCATATCTTCTTGGGGCGCGGCGGGCGCGCCCATCGGCATGGCGGTCTGCGTCATGGCCTGCTCGGCCTTGATGCGGGCCGTATCCACGGCGATGCCGTACTTACCAGCGATCTGCGCCATCGCCAGCTCCATATCCTGCGCCATGCGGTCGCGCTCGCGGTCGTCGGCGAGCTGCGCCTTGTACAGGTCGAGTTGCAGGCGCGCGCTGTCCGATGACATCTTGGCCTGCGCCTTGATCGTCTCGGCCTGCACCAGCGCCTGCGATGGATCGCCCTGCTGTGGCGCGCCCTGTGGCGCGGCCTGCGGCGGCTGCGCGGGTTGCGTCGGCATGAAATAGCGGTCTGAATTGGTGACGCCATTCAATGCCAGCAAATCGCCCAGCGTGCTGCGCATCTGCGCGAGGCCCGCGAGCGGGTTGTCTGGCCCGAACGTCTGGATCGCCTGCAATTGCAATTGCAGCACTTGGCCCAGCATCCCCGCCTTCTGCTCTTGGTTGGCCGTACCCAGCCCGACGTTAATTTCGGCGTCCAGCTCGCTATCCCAGACGCGCGGGTCAAGCGCGACATAGGAGCCGTTAATGCGCAGCATTTCGGCGCGCGTCGAGTGCTGCGACATCAACTTTAGGATTTGCGTGAACAGGCGGCGCATCCCCGTATAGGCGAGGTTGGCCACCATCACCTCAACCTGCCCAGCGCCCGCGCTGATGGTCGCCGTGACTGCCGCCTTGGTGGATGATTGCAGCGCGTCGGGGTCGAGGCCCATGCTCGCCCGCGTCACGCCCGTCTTCACCTCGACCATGTTGTCAAGGTATTGCAGCGCGGGCAGCGTCTGGCCCGCGACAAACGGCACGGTCAGCTCTCTGGTCATGCCCGCCTGCGAGACACGCACCACCGCGCCAATTTCGTTGTTCAACAGGTCGTCAATCTCGACCATGCCCTTGACCACTTCTATGCGCGGGTTATTGGTCATCTGGACGTTGTCCAGAATGCCGCGAATGACTGACGTGGCCGCGTCCTGATCCTGCTCGACAATCTCCACCAAGCTGCGCCCAAAGAACGTGTGAGGCTCTGGATCGATGTGCCAGCTCGCAAATGGGTGATCATCGACAGGCTCGAAGGCCAGTAGGCGGTGGGCTGACCCGCCCATGATAAACTTGTGCAGCAGCGGCACGCCCGTGCCGTCCACATCGACGCGCATGTACGCCTCGGTGATAGTCGCCAGCTTCATGGCGGGGTCTGCGCTGTTCTCGCTCTCGTCGCGGTTTATCGAATAGCGAAAAAACCTACGACGTAACGACCATCCGCGAAGATTTGCAGG